AGGACCACAATGGAGACGTTATTGACGTCGGGGTAATTGAGCATTGGAATAATGAAGCTGAAGGATTAAAAAGCGATCAGGATGCTCTAAATGAGTTTTATAGACAGTTTCCTAGGACGGAGGAACACGCTTTTAGAGATGAAACAAAAAACAGTATATTTAACTTAGTTAAAATATATGAACAAATAGATTATAACGAAGACTTAGCTAATTCAGCGGTAGTTACAACGGGTAGTTTTTCTTGGGAAAACGGTATAAAAGACAGTAAAGTTAAATTTACACCAAATCCAAATGGAAGATTTAAAGTCAGTTGGATACCATCGGCTAGTGTTCAGAATAATCAATTTATAAAAAATGGTAGAAAATCACCAGGCAACGAACATATAGGTGCTTTTGGTTGTGACAGTTACGATATATCCGGAACAACAGACGGGAGAGGATCTAAAGGCGCTTTGCACGGATTAACTAAGTTTAGTTTAGAAGATCATCCGCCTAATGCTTTCTTTTTAGAATATGTAGCAAGACCCCAAACAGCTGAAATGTTTTTTGAAGATGTGCTAATGGCTTGCGTATTTTACGGCATGCCTCTGCTGTGTGAGAATAATAAACCGCGTCTATTATATTATTTTAAAAGAAGAGGATACAGAGGGTATTCAATGAATAGACCAGACAAGATATGGAATAAGCTATCTGTGGCAGAAAAAGAAATAGGAGGTATACCTAATTCAAGTGAAGACATAAAACAAGCACACGCTGCAGCTATAGAATCATATATAGACCAATACATAGGATTAAAATCAGACGGCCAATATGGCAATATGTATTTTAACGAAACCTTAAACGATTGGGCTAAATTCGATATAAATAAAAGAACAAAGTTTGATGCAGCTATAAGTTCAGGTTTAGCTATAATGGCTTGTAATAAAAATTTATATAAGCCGGTTCCACAAATGCAAAAAAGAAAGTTAAATTTAAAAATAGCTAAATACACCAATAGCGGTGCATTTTCGAAATTAATAGAAAAATAAATATATGGCTGAGTCAGTTGTAAAATCTTATTTTCCGAGTCAAGTAGCAAGCGATGAAGAAAAAATGTCATTAGAATATGGCAAGAAAATCGGTAATGCTATTGAAAGCGAGTGGTTCTCTTCGGATAACGGTATTGGTAGATTCAGAAGTAATCAAAACACTTTTCATAACTTAAGGTTATATGCAAGAGGTGAACAACCTGTGCAAAAATATAAAGATGAACTATCTATAAACGGGGATTTATCTTATCTTAATTTAGATTGGAAACCTGTGCCAGTGGTTCCTAAGTTTGTTGATATTGTTGTTAACGGAATATCTGAAAGATCATTTGATGTTAAAGCTTATTCTCAAGATCCATTTGGCGTTGAGAAAAGAACTAAATATATGGAGTCTCTAATAAGAGACATGGAAACCAAAGATCTGAATGAATTTGTAAGAAAAGAATTTGGAGTTAATTTGTTTGAAAATGCTCCTGACGTTGTGCCTAGAAATCAAGAAGAGCTAGAGGTACACATGCAACTTACTTATAAACAGCAAGTTGAAATAGCTGAAGAGCAAGCTATAAATGTATTACTAGAGGGTAATAAATACGACTTAACCAAAAGACGATGTAATTACGACTTAACTACCATAGGTATAGGTGCTGTTAAAAATACATTTAGCAAATCAGAAGGGGTAGTCGTGGACTATGTAGATCCTACTAACTTAGTATGGTCGTATACCGATTCACCGTATTTTGACGATATATATTATGTAGGTGAAGTTAAGAGTGTGCATATAAATGAATTAAAAAAGCAATTCCCTTATTTAACAAACGAAGACCTTGGTCAATTATCTCAGCAATCGTACAAAGCAAATGGCTTTTATGACAGAACTTTGAATAATGATAATGGCGATGATGCTAACACTGTGCAGGTATTGTACTTTAATTACAAGACTTATACAAATGAAGTATACAAAGTAAAAGAGCTGGCAACAGGAGCGTCTAAAATAATACCTAAAGACGATCAGTTTAATCCACCTGAAAAAATAATGCAGGATCATAAGATTGAAAAGATATCTCAGTCTTTAGAAGTTTTATACGAAGGGGTTAAAGTTTTAGGAGGTAGAGTCCTTAAATGGGAGTTAGCTACTAATATGATAAGACCTAAAAGCGATTATACTAAAGTAAAAATGAATTACAGTATAGTTGCTCCTAGAATGTATAAAGGGCGTATTGAAAGTTTAGTTTCAAGAATAACAGGGTTTGCGGATATGATTCAGCTTACTCACTTGAAATTACAGCAAGTGATGTCTAGGATGGTTCCAGATGGAGTTTATTTAGACGCAGATGGTTTAGCTGAAATTGATTTAGGCAACGGCACAAACTACAATCCGCAAGAAGCATTAAATATGTTTTTTCAAACTGGATCGGTAATTGGTAGAAGCTTCACTCAAGAGGGTGATATGAATCCAGGTAAAGTTCCTATTCAGGAAATACAATCAGGATCTGGCGGGGCAAAACTACAAAGCTTAATAACCACATACAATTATTATTTACAAATGATAAGAGATGTGACGGGGCTTAATGAAGCAAGAGACGGTAGCACACCAGACGCAAGAGCATTGGTAGGCGTGCAGAAAATGGCAGCTGCTAACTCAAACACAGCAACAAGACATATATTAAACGGAAGTTTATTTATAACCGCAGATTTATGCGAAGGATTATCATTAAGAATATCTGATATTATAGAATACTCGCCCACAAGACAAGCGTTCATACATAAGATAGGTAATCAGAATGTAGCTGTGCTGCAAGAAATGTCAGACTTATATTTGTATGATTTTGGTATATTCATACAGCTTTCGCCTGACGAAGAGGAAAAAGCAATGCTCGAAAACAATATACAAGTAGCTGTTCAAGCCGGTATGATTGATTTATCAGACGCTATAGATCTTAGAGAAATAAAGAATCTTAAATTAGCTAATCAATTGCTAAAAATAAGAAGAGATCAAAAACAAAAGAAAGATCAAAAGATACAACAAGAAAATATTCAAGCGCAGGCACAAGCAAATGCTCAGGCCCAGCAGGTAGCTGCTCAAGCAGAAGTACAGAAAAGCCAAGCGCTCATGCAGCAAAAAATAAGTCTAGAGCAAGCTAAAGCCGAGATAGATACTCAAAAATTAATGCAAGAAGCAGCTTTGAAAAAAGAACTTATGCAGTTAGAGTTTCAAATGAATATGCAGCTTAAAGGCTTGGAAGTATCTGGTAAAAAGTCCGAGATAAAAGAAAAAGAAGATAGAAAAGATGACCGAACAAAAATCCAGGCTTCACAACAAAGTGAATTAATAAACCAAAGAAAAAACGATTTACCTCCTAAAAACTTCGAATCCGCAGGAAACGACATACTTAGTGGAGATTTCGGCTTAGGTAACTTTGATCCTAAGTAATAATAATAGTAATAATTATATAATATTTTATCATGTCAGAAGAACTAGAAAACAAAACCGCCACTGAAGAAGTGGTGGAGCAGAGTCCTGTTGGACCAATGACCGTTGATGACGGCGTAATTAAAGTAAACTTAGCCGAGCTAAATAAACCTACTGAAGAAACTCCAGCTGAACAAGAACCAGTAAGCGAGGAGGCTCCTGTTGAACAGATTAATGAAGAGGTTAAGGAAGTTGAGGAAGTTACAGAAACAATTGAGCAGCCTATTATTCAGGAAATAACCGAAGAAGAGGTTGTAGAGCAAACTGAAGAGCTTGAAGATCAAGTAGAACAAGCTTTAATAGAAGCTGATGCGGGTATTGAATTGCCTGAGAACATACAAAAAGTAGTTGAGTTTATGAATGAAACAGGCGGTAGCTTGTCAGATTATGTTAAACTTAATACAGATTATACGTCTTTAAGTGAAACGCAGCTTCTTAGAGAGTACTACGAAACAACAAAGCCTCACCTGGACTCTGAAGAAATAAGCTTCCTAATGGAAGATACTTTTTCTTATGACCAAGAGTTAGATGAGGAGAGAGATGTTCGAAAAAAGCAGATTGCTCACAAAGAGGAATTAGCTAAAGCTAAAAATTACTTAGACGGATTAAAGACTAAGTATTACGAAGAAATTAAAGCAGGGTCTAGATTGAACCCTGAACAAAAGAAAGCGGTTGAATTCTTTAACCGATATACAAAAGAAAATGAGGAAGCTAGCAAATTAGCAGAGGCACAGGTGTCTACATTTAAAACAAAGACTCAAAAATTATTTTCAAAAGATTTCAAAGGTTTTGATTTCGCTGTTGGAGATAAAAAATTTAGGTACAACGTTAATGATGTAGAATCTGTTAAGAGTAATCAAAGCGACATTAATAATTTTGTCAAGAAGTTCTTGAATGATAAAAATGAAATGTCTGACGCTGGTGGTTACCATAAGTCTCTATTTACAGCTATGAACGCTGACAAGATTGCTAATCACTTTTATGAGCAAGGCAAAGCTGATGCAATGAAAGATTCCATATCAAAAGCTAAGAACATCGATATGAGTCCTAGAGGGGCTCACCAAGAAGTCGATGCTCCTAACGGTTGGAAGGTTAGATCAGTCCCAAGCGGAAAAACTGCTTCTTCGTTTAAAATTAGAAAACGAAAATAATAACCATTAAAAAAATAATAAAATGGCAGGAGAATTTAAGGGTAGCGCAGGAGCATTAG